AGGAACTGGATGAGGAAGCAAAAAAACTCGTTGGAGTCCTGATTCACAACCTCATCAGAGGTAATGTCGAAGTAAGGATCATGGATGAGTCCCTCAGGGAAGACCGAGAAATCCCTAAGGAAATCGCTTTTGCTCCCGAAATTGAATTAGGGCTCGAGCTCTACTATAACGGGTTTATCGCGATATCGGACAGCCGCCAGATTGGCATGGGTCTCGGCCCCATTCCATGGAAGGTAGTTCACGAATACTGCGAGGCTTTGGAGTTGGACGAAGAACAGACAGAGGCAATGCACCATCACATAAGAGAAATGGATGGCGCATTCTTGGAGCATAACAGGAAGAAAAAGTAGATGGCGACACTCCTTCAATTCTCAAGAAACATCAGACGTCGAGGGAGCAACATCGAGAACAATTCTATTAGAATGGTTCAAGCTGTCTCCAAGCGCGCTCTGAGATCTTTGGTTGAAGGAACTCCCGTCGACAAGGGTGTGGCTCGTTCCAACTGGCGGGTCTCACTTTACAATCCAACTCGTGCGGTTATCCCCGCCTATGCTCCAGGGAAGAACCTCGGGCGGGGAGAAACCTCAAATGCTCGTGCTGCAATCGCAGCAGGAATTGCACAAATCAATCAGCTTCGCGTCGGTGCGAAGTTTGGGTCCGGCCAAGCTGGTCGGGCCTTGTTTATTACGAACGCTATTCCGTATCTCGGTAGACTGCGGACTGGTTCATCTTCACAGCAACCGGGAGATTGGGTCAGCATCGCGTTAATTGAGGCAAGGTCGGAAATCTCAACTATCCGACTATTGGAGCGTTAAAAATGGCTACAGAAACCATTGATATCATTGTCCGGGAACGAGGCGCTCGTGTTGTAAAGCGGCGACTTGAAGAAATCGGTGGGTCTGCTCATAGGGCAGGTCGTGGTATTCATGCTCTACAGAATGCTATCTTTGTCTTTGGGGCCGCTGGCGCGGTTGCTGGTGTTGGTCGTATGCTCGACAGTCTGACAAACATGGAGAACAGACTTCGCTTGGTCACGAGCAGCACTCAAGAGTTCAACAGTGTTCAAGCCTCACTCTTTGAAATTTCAGAACGGACGCGTAGTAGCTTCGAAGCAACAGCTGACATCTATTTAAGAACCGCTCTATCAGTTCGCGAACTTGGTGTCAGTCAGCAGGAAACCCTCGCTTTCACTGAATCCTTGAATAAAGCCGTTATCCTCTCTGGTGCTAATGTTCGTGAAGCCAATGCCGCTATCATTCAGCTGGGACAAGGTCTGGCCTCTGACCGCTTGTCTGGGGACGAACTACGTTCCGTTCTTGAACAGCTTCCTTTTGTTGCGGACATCATTGCTCAAAGTCTTGGGGTAGCTCGCGGTGAACTTCGTGAGATGGGTCGTGCTGGCAAACTCACAGGTGAAACTATTCTCAAAGCGTTCCGTGAAGCGCGGGTGGAAATTGACCAGAAGTTCGCTGAAACGGCTGCAACTATCAGCCAAGCCTTTAACGTTCTCCGGACCAACCTGCTTCAAACTCTGGATGCCTTCGATGATGCTACGCGTTTCAGCGAGGCTCTTGCCAATGCGATCATTCTTCTTGCAGGTTCACTGAACATCGTTCTTCCTATTTTGGCGGCGGTAGGAATTGCCTTTGCCACTCGGTTCGCTGGAGGCTATCTGCAGAAGATTGCAGCGGCGGCGGCTGCTGAGGTCAAGTATCAAAAAAGCGGTGTCTGCTGGGACTGTTACCGTTCTTGGAAGCGTGAAGGCAAATCAGGCTCGTGCCTCGGCAAGCCTAGCCCAAGCGACAGCAACCAACACCCTCGCAACTGCGAAAGTTCGTGAACTCCAGCTTGGTGTCACAGAGTTACAACAGAACGCCGCTCTGCTTCGCCAGCAACAGGCGAGCATCGTTATTGATAACCAAAGGCGCATCGCAAAGGATGCACTCACTGGTCGCTTTATTGCGTTCAACGCGGCTGTCGCTCAGAACATCAAGACCAACCGTGCGCTCAACCTCACCGAGCAAACTCTGCTCCGCACCAAAGCGCAACTGACGGGCGCTCTTGCAGCACAGACCACGGCCACCAACTCTCTTGCAGCGGCAACTGTGAGATCAACAGCCGCGACTGCTGCTGCGAACACGATTGGTCAAACCTTGATCCGTATCGTTCCTGGATTGGGATTGGTAGCTTCTGCCCTCCGAGGGATCATCGCTCTCTTGGGCGGTCCGGTCAGTGCTGCATTTATTGCGATCTTTATCCTGATGTCCACCTTCAAAAGTCGGGCTCAGGAAATTGAAGAGGCCAACCGTGGCATTGAGACCACTGTTTACAAGATTCAGGATGCTTACGATTCTGTCGGAGAATCTATTGCAGATGTAACGGCTGAACTGGCAGGTCTTACCGAGGTCGAGGTTCTTCGGCAGCTTGAAGATCAGCTTGATCTTGTTGGTGATGCCTCACGTGATCTTGAGCGTAACATGGTGAACGTCATCGCTCGCTTCTTTGAAATGGGCGATCGAACGAACCTCACTGTTCAATTCTTGCAGCAATACCGCGAGGAGCTTCGTAACGGAACTATCAACACCGAACAATTCCGTGCGGTTCTTGATACTCTTTCGCAAGGCACTGGTTCTGTATTTGAGGACTTGCTTGTTGAACTCATTGAGATGTCTCGTGAACTGGACGCAGCTTCCGAGGGAAGCGATCGCCTTGAGGCTGTTCTGGCTGTCCTTAACGGAACGGCTACTGAGTCTCAGCGAGCCTTGCTCAAGCTTGGGAATATTGCTGATACAGCGGCGGGACAGGTTCGTGGTCTTGGGGGTGCTGCTCTCGGGACTATCAATGCTCTGCAAACTCTGCAAGGGTTTATCCCTGAGTTGGCTCGTGCGAACCAAATCCAGGAAACCTTACCAAAGCCCAGAAAGTTTATCGTATCGGTGTTGATCGTCTTAGCGAAAAAATGAACGCTAATGTCATATCAGTGGATCAGTATGCTGCGAGCATGGCAACTCTGGAAGAGACCTATAATCGGGCTCGGTCAGAAATTGATGGAACGGCTGCTGCCCAAAGAGACGCAACCAAAGCCTTCGAAGAATACAATGCAGAGAGCACACTTCTCGGCATGAATGATCGTGCGCGGGCAATTGAACTGGAACGTCGCCGTTACCAAGAACTGATCACAACTCTTGAGACTGGTGAGGATTCCACAAATCGTATCGCTCAAGCGACAGCACAATACAATGAGCGTCTGGTCCAAATCAATAAACAATTCGATAAACTTGCCAATGGTGATTTAAGCAAATTAATGGAAGCCAAGAAGGAGATTATTGAGAATCTTCTTGGTCCTTTGAAGCAATACACTATCATGATGCAGGCTCTTAATGAGTTGCTCATTAAGAGTACGATCAATCAAGACCAGTTCGCCCAGAGTGCGCGTCAGGCTCGTATCATGTTTCTGGCTTCACAAACTTCCATGCAGGCTGGCTTTGAGCGAGGATTTCTTTAAAATCCTTGAAAACACAGGCGACATCGCTACTCAGATGGAAGGTATCGTCACCAAAGCGTTTGTACGGTATGTCCTCTGCGATTGCTGACTTGGTGGTTGATGGGAGGCAGACTTTGGTTCGCTTATCCGTAGCATCAACAAGATGATCGTTCAGCTTGTTGTCTCACAAGCATTCCAAGAGTTGTTCGGTGGGGCGAAGGTAGATGGCAATGGCCTATTCTCAAGCTTCTCCGGCTTCCTAGGGGGCATCGTAGATGGCCTCTTTGGTGTCGGGGGTGGTGGCGGTGGCGCTCCAGGAGCGGCTCGTGGTGGCTCGTTTACGGTCGGGCAGGGGGATGGCTTTGGTGGCTTGAACGGCCATGACAACCGCTTGGTTCCGCTGCGTCTCAAGAGCGGAGAGCATGTGGACATCACACCTCGCGGTCAAGAACCAGGATCAGGCTCTAATGGTGGGACAACCGTTGTGTTCAACGTTTCCACCCCTGATGCTGAATCGTTCAAAGCCAGTCAAACTCAGCTTGCGGCCCGCGCTGCTCGCATGATCACCGCTGGTCAGAGGAATATGTAATGGCTTTTCATGAAGTTCAATTTCCAACCTCAGTAAGCCGTGGTTCCAGTGGCGGACCTAAGCGTATGACAGACGTCGTCACGCTCCGGTCTGGCTTTGAGTTTCGCAACTCTTTGTGGTCCAACTCCCGTCGCAGTTATAATGCAGGCATTGGACTTCGCTAATATCAAAGACGTCTACGAGGTCATTGA